TCTAACTCATTGCCTTTTGCACCAGTAGCCCAGTGGTGGACGCCGTTTAGCCACACAGCACCACATTTTTCACACTCTTTACGGTCTAATTTAAGATCTGAGAGGTCCTTACCATCCATGCGTAGGAAGATCAAAGTACTCTTTATTAACTTTGGCGAGTTTGTGAGCAAAATATTCAAACATTTGCTTAAAAACTTCAAAACAAAAAAAAGACACCTCCGAAAAGGTGTCTTTGAGCACTCTTTGAGCCTTCTGAGATAATCAGGAAGGGCTGGTAGAGGTGTAGGTCTGAGATTCGACCAGACCGTCGGGTTGCAGAGCAACATCCTGACGCTCGGGCGGCTCGTCGGGAACAATCCAGCAAACCTCGGCAATAGCCAGAGCTTTGTTTTCGCCGGACAGTTTGCCGTTCGTGGCACGGGGATCGTAGATGCCAGAACCTTGAGCCAGACCGGAAGCAGCAGCGCCACCGAGATCGGTGGTGGTGAACAGTTTCCACTGAGTCTCCGAACCCAGAGCAGCAAGGCTGCTGGAATCGATGATGTTGGTGGAAGCAGTGCTGCCGTTGGCAATGCGGCTGTCAGAACCGGTGATAGAAACACCGAACTGACCAGACACGACAGTGCCGTCATCCTGCAGACCCACACCCACGGCGGGGATCAGGGTCAGCTGAGGAGTGGTGGAACCGCCGAACACGCCGGAGCTGACAACGTCGCCGCCGTCAACACGCAGAGAAGCGCGGTACACATAAGCACCAGCAGGTGCCTGGATGCCATTAGAGATATCAGCCCGGACATCCTTGTGGAAGTCGGGAGAAGGAATAATGACGTCGGCGTTCAGGAACGGAGTTCCGGAAGCGTAAGCGTTGGTGTAGTAGGACAGCTGGTTGGTGGTGCCCAGAGCTTGGTAGCTCAGGTCCACATAACCCACAGCCTGCTGAGCGATCCAGCCAGGCTGGAACACAACACCGACAGGACCGCCAACCGGTTGGTTGGTGTAGCTCGTCTGAACGCCATTGGCGTTCTCGAACTGCATGGTCTTTTCTTCGTGCCAATAACGAAGAACGTTCGTGTAGTTGCCAGGATAGATCTTGGCAACGTGGAGCTGGTTAGCGTTAATAGCCATTGTTAGTTACCTCCTCAAGCGTCGAAAGAGTAACCAACGGTCACGAAGTCTGCATTAAGCAGTTCGAAACCTGCATACAACGACCAGATCATTTGGATGAACCGGCTGAAGTCGTCGTTGTTGTTCAGAAGCACCTGAGCGTTGTTGCCGCCGATGCCGACGCCGACACACTGAGGACCGAAGAAGATACCAACAGCAGCGTTGTAATCTTGCGTCGTGCCTGCAATAGTTGCGTTCTGAGTTTGTGAAGGCATGTTGGTGGATTCGAAGAATCGCACGCCCTCAAAAACGAAGCCCGTGGGCATAATCGGCTCACCAGCCACGAAAGTGGCTTGGCCGAAGCCTTGACCCATGTACAGCGCAGCGTTGGGCTGCATGCCGGACATGAGGGGGTTGATTTGACCGTTACCGGGGTAGCGGGCCACCTCGCGGAAGTCACTATTTTGACGCAAGTGCATCAAGAAAGTGGGGTCACAAACGCAACGGTAGAAACCGTCCTGGAAGGTCGGGGTGTTGCGCTTACGCAGGGACTTGACCACACGGAGGAGGTCGTCCTTAACGTCGAACTTGGCTTGCTCAGCGTTGGTGTAAGTTAATCCACCGGTAGCAAGATCACCGGGGAAGTAGTAACCACCCTGGGAGTCAGAAGCCTGACCCTTGGAAACGGATTTCAGCAGTTCGTTGATGAAAACCCGATCACGCCAACGACGATAGTCATCCAGCAGAGTCAGGCTGCCGATTGACTGGTGGAAGGTGGTGAGGTTACCAGTGTCAAGAAGCAGACGTTGCGCTGTGATCAGCGTTTCGCGTGCAATCTTGAACGTTGAAGGTTGCGTAGGATCGGAAGGATCTGCAGGTCCGGTGTACTCACGGAGGGTAACCTGGACTTTGTCCTTGACGATATTACGGCTGTTAGCAGTACCGATCGTCTGCTCAGCTGTACGCTCACGTGACTCCTTAGAGCCAGGATTACCGAAGAACCGGTAGCGATCAAGCTGGACAGTCTGACCCGGCTGCTTGGAAAAATCGTGAACGACTACGGGCTCCGCAGCCATTTCAACGATATAAGCCGGGTGAGGACGATACAGTTCCGCACCGAGAATCTTCGGAAAATCATTATCGATGAACATCGATAAGTTCCGTAGAAACTACTTTCTAAATATACCTAAGTTTTTATGCTTCTAGTATTTAGTTGTCGCAAACGTAGAGGTTAAATATTTTTCTGGTTTGAACTATTAACACCAGGGCTAAATGTGCGGACCATGTTCCTAACACCTTCTCCAAGTTTCCCGTAAACAGAGCCGTAGTTAGGGACGTATCTACTTGACTTACCCCTATAGCTGTTGCGTACAGGAGAACCCATTTGACCAGGCACTCCCGTATATCGTGTCTCTGTGAACGTCTGACAGTAGGCGGGGTAGTGATAGACCCACGCTGCTCTAGAGCCCGACTGATCGTTTGTTGGGTTTGTGAGAGCAGGAGCGTTTACACGCGGTTGAGAAACTGCACCACCCGTGATGCCGCCTCCATCAGAGGCATTAGTGTTGCTTCGAGGGGTTTGGAATGGCGAGTAAAGCTGGTTATCCGGTACTTGCTCGCCATACCAAGTAAAGCTCCCGAAGTTTCGAAGTCCTGGCTGTGGTCCTATAGCGGTCTGGACCCTTGCGTTCGCAGTGCTGTATAGACCCTGTTGTCTGTAACCTTGGTAGCTCGTAAGTAATCCTGAAGCGTGGGGGTAAACGTTTTCGTAGTTTGTCCAATATCCAGATGGAGCTGGAGTTACTGCTTTCCACTCGGTAGAAAAGTATCCGGATAAGTTAGGTGGTCCGACTGGGATTCTTCCGAAATCAGCACCTTGATCTATAACCCCCTCCCAAGTGGTTTTGACACCTGAAGGAGTTACATACCCGCTTGAAATAGTTGCATACGTATCAGTCAGATCCTGATCATTACCTGTCCTCTGAGGTCCAGACTGTATAGGATGGTAAAGATTCTTGTCGTACTTCCAGTTCGATTGGGGAGTGTAAGTCATCGATTCTTTGCTCTTCTTTTTTTAACTTTAGACTACAAAAAGAGAAAGGATTTTCTGGGACTTTGTGATGCTGAGCGGATCGTCAAAAGTTCTGGAGGTCTTCTTCGAAGATCCTGAAACTACCCTCGCTTGTTTTTCGGGATCAATTACTGAGTCTTTGGTACACCCAAAAAAACTCAAAAAATTAGCAATATATTTTCTCAAAACAGCAGCTGCTGGTTACTTCTTAGCCACGTTCGTAAGTCCTGCTGTAGCTGAACGATTTGAACTCACAAGAAAAGAGGCCATTGCGGCCTCCTTTATCTGTGGTTATGCAGGCATAAGAATTATCTCTCTAGCTGAGAAGAAGTTAGAGGAGAAATTCGTTTCTAAAAAGAAAGGTCAGGTCAGCTCGATTGACTCGTCGAAAGACTCAGACAGGGGAGCCTGAGTTTCTTCAGAAGAAGTAGGTGCTGATTCCACAGCTTCTTCTTCCTTGATTTTCTTTTTGCGCGGACGCTCGTTTCCAGTTCGCATATGAAGTCCTAGATCTAATTAGAGATTAGCAAAAAAAATTCCCCCATTTCTGGGGGAATATCTAATGCACCCTCTTGCAACTTAGATCAGGAAGGATCCATGAACAGTAGCTTATTACGCATTGCCTCAGGACCCATGCTGTTCAGAACGCGCCATGCATTCTCAGGACTCCGGTTCATGGTGTCCTGGAACTGTTCCCACTGCTGCTGAGGAGCTGCGGAAGCTGCGGCACCGCCAGCACCGGCAGGAGGTGCAGGCATGTCATAGTTCTGCTCGTAAGCCTGGGGCTGTTGCATGCCCTGAGTCTGAAGAGCGTTGTCATCGACATCCACAGGGACAACTTCGGTGAAGAAGCGGTCGGTGTAGTTAGCCAGATGATCAGGATCAGTCAGGATGGTCTGCATCGCATCGTGGCGAGCAGCCAGGTTGTCCATCTGAGTGCCTTGGTCGATCAGAAGATCTTCCAAAGAACAAGCGTACTGATTGAGGATTCCAGGGGCCTCAATACCGAAGTGGCTAACGACCTCGGCGGTTACGGGGCTGATTTCTGCGCTCTGGCCCGTAGAAACCTGCGAGGAAGTTTGGGTCGGTGAGACGCTGGTATTGGAGATCGGCGCTGCCTGGGGCTCCTGATAAGCCCAAGGCTGGGCCTGTGAAGTCAGATTGCTCTGTTGAGTAACCTGCTCGGGTGCCGTTTGGTAAAGCGACTGTGGAGTTTGGCTGAGGGACTGAGAGTTCACCTGGGAGAGAACCCTCTCCAAGGAACCCATCGCTTGCTCCCAAGGATTGCTGCTCGGGGAAGATTGAAACGTTGACGGGTTGGACGGGCTGCTGATAGTAGGGTCCGTAGCCGGTGCCACCTGGGACGGCGGTTGGGCTGTAGGTGCCGAAGCTACCACCGGGGTAGCTGCTTGGGGCACCCATTGGGGATACCCGGTTGAGCCCTGGTCCTGTACCGCCGGGGCTGCCGCCGGGGAGACCGGGCTCGGGGTCGAAGCTTGGATCTGCTGGTTCATAGCTACCCGAGTAAGTTAGTTCCTCTGCGAGGTGATCGAATGTCCTGTAAAGGAGGGGTGTGATATTCAGTCTAGGATCAGCCGCTAGAGGTTGATTAGGCGCAAGAGGATGCGGAGACTGTAACATCTGGCTTAATAATACCAGAAATTGTTGCATTGCCGACTGTGTTTGTTGAACCATTCTGAAAGGGAATCCTTTCAACATTTCGGCTCGCTCAGAGTCAGTTTTCTCAGGGAAAAGAAACTTCAGAGCTTCAACACTGTCGACACCTAATTCCTGTAAGTTACGAACAACAATAGATTTTTGATTGATGTCGTAAGCGGTGTCCTCAATGACATCACCTTGGAAACGGTAAATTACCTCTCGATCTCCGTCTTCAGGAAGACCCACAACCCCTGGAGGGACTGCATTTTCCTGAAGTGCCTCTCGGATCGATTGAGTAACTTTGGCCTCAAACTTAGCCAGAGCGCGTTGATATTTCTCAACACTCTCTTCTGTTTCCTCTTTAGGTGGTTTGGGTTCTTTCAAACCTGAGGCAGCAATAAACGACTCGCGGAAGATCGTTTCCTGGTGGTAC